TTGAATAAATAATATCTGCCGAATCTTCTCTTATGCCAACTGTGTCGTATGTTTTATAAACAGCCATTTTTTTCTCCTATTTGGTTGTTGGTTTATAAATAACGCATCAACAAATCAGTTGCATCCTTTGGATTTCCTGATCGTTTCAGCGATTTCAGTTTATCCAACCTAGATTTTCTATCCATATCCTCTTTAGTAGTCTTAACACCAGATTTAACAAAGTTAGATGGTTTTACTTTTTTAGAAACTAAATTAGGTTTAACTGATTTAGTTTTTTGAAAATTCATTCCATCCATAATCACATCAAAATATCTTGAATCATAAATTCTTGCGACATCCTCATTTGAGAAGCCTTTAGAACTTAAATAGTTCACAATATTTGATTTCACTTCAGAACCCTTTACAGGGTCAGCAATTTCAGGATGTTTCAAGTGAAGTTTTCTTTGTTCTTCTCTTAATATTTCCTGGAACTGAGATTCTTGATGTTCTCTCAGTTTTTGCTGTGCTTGTTGTATCGTTTGTTTTCGTTTCTGAATTCTACGATCAACTCTAGCAGCCTCAGTTGGATCTTCATCCCAAAGTCTATCAAGTTCTTTGGAATTCATATCATTGTTAATCTCAGCATTTAAAGTCACCACTAATGAATTTAAGTCATCCATCTTGGTGGAATACTGATTTTTCAAACGATCTTCTTCAGACTTTAGCTCTCTTTTTTGGATTGCTATTTCTTCAGTTTTTCGTCTGTAGTCGGCATCCTTTTGATAACCTGCTTTTAATTCTTCAAGGTCAACATCAATCTTTTCACCATTAACAATAACTTGGTGTAGACTGGTTTCTTGTTCTTCAATCGCATTTTCATCTATAGATGCGTCTTCTTCTTGTTCTGCAACTTCTAAAGTTTCCTCTAGTTGAGTTTCAGATTTTTGTTCAATCTCAGAATTAGCCTCAGCTTCTTCTTTTGATTCAACTGGTTCTGCTTCTTTTGAAGTTTGTTTGATAACTCCTTTAGAGTCCATTAAACTTTCAATGTGTTTAGCAGCACCTTGTATTGTTGCATTTGACAACAATGGGTTTGAGTCAGACATTAGTCCTCCTATTGGTTAAGCTGTCATCAGAATACTTCTTATGAAGTAAGCTGTCTTATGACTTGGCTTTGATTTATTCTAACCGATGGGTTAAAATTTTGTTTGCTGTTGTTGTTTTCTAAATTCTTCTAACTGTTTCTCTGCAAGTTTCCCTGTTTCAATTACAGTTTGAAGATGTTGTTCAACTTTACCAACAACATTATAAGCAATCCAAAGTTTTTCTCTGGTATCACTTTCTTTAGCACCTGTTTTTTCTAACAGTGCTTCAGAATAAAGTTTTTTTAGAGAATCTATTGCCTCTTTAAAAATTTTATTCTGTAAAATCTGTTTGGCTTGTTGGGATCGGCTGACTTCTTCCGATCTCAGTGCCTGGTCTTTGGTTTCCATTTAATCCTTGTACCTGTTGGCTAAACATATTAGCAGATTTTTGTGCCTGTTCAATAATTTTTGTATCACTTGCCATCATCATTTTATCTAGGTCAGCATCTGCTTTTATCTTAGCTGTATCTAATTGAGTATTGTATTTTAATGCCATCTCTTTAATTTTTGCTTCAAAATCTAAAGACATTTGTTGAGCTTTTTGTTGTAATTCTTGATATTGTAATTCAATATCAGCAAGTTTTCTTTTATTCTCAGCATCAATTCTAGTAAATTCAATTTTTTCAATTGGAGTCAGTGGTGGAGGAGAAGGTGGAGGCATCATTTGTTTTCCTATATCAGGATTCACAAAATAACTATCTACATTTTTTAGTCCTGCGTTCTCAATAACTTTTGATAAAGTGTTATAAATATTTTTTAAAGTTACCATTGGCATCTCTTTACCGCCTTGCAATTGGAAAGCTTGAATTTGTCTTTCAAGAATATTGTTTAATAATACAATTTGTTGTTCTTTTGAACCAGTGCCCAATCCAACTACAATAGAAATATTAAATTTATCTTTCCATTCAGTAGGTCGAACTGGAATATATTGATTGTTGAGCATAATAATTCTTTCTTTGTCTTGATACTTAACCATCAACTCAAATATTTTTCTAAATAAATCTTTCACTCCTGTCTCTGCAAAAATTCTAGCAATTAATTCTGAACGCATTTGTGTTTGCGTCATCAAAGTATTTACACCAGTTGCAGTTTTTGAATTTAAAGTATCTGCATCTAGGCCTTGAGCAGACTTTGTAATACCAGTTCTAGCTTCTCTAACTGAATCTAAGTAAGATAACATTGGAAAAGCTTGTTGTGAAATTGGTTGAGATTGTAAAGGTTGCATTACTTGGTTTGGTGGTTGTTTAGTTCTGACTACACCACCAGGTCTAGTGGTTAGTAAATCATCCATATTAACCATACCATCCATGATCGCCACTCTGTTATTGTTTGTTAAATACATATTGTCTAACAGTTGACGCATCACAGTAGATTTCATTAATTGAATATCTTCAACTAATTCTGAAACTGATCTGCCATAAAATCTGTGTGGCATTGGAATTGGAGTTACAGTTACAAAAGGAACATTATCGCATGGAGAATTTTCTAAAATCATAGAACCACTGTCTCCTGCAGATACAATTCTTCTTAATTCTGCAATACCATCTTCATCATAATCATATTTAATATACGATTCATAAATTAAAATTTTTTCTGTAGATTTATCAGTTGCATTATCAACTGGGAATTCATCTATATTTCTTTGTCGAACAATCTCCTCAGTATTATAAACATCTTCATCGGATCTAGGTAAGTTTGCAACTTCTTCTTCATCATATCCCATCGCTACTAGATCGGATCTTGACATTAAAACTTTATGAGAAACAAATTCTGCATCATCAATTGATTTAGCATTTCGATCAATTAAAAATTCTTCAGGGGGAACTGATTCAATTTTTACTTTACCAGTTTTTTTAGTTCGTTTAATTCTGCAATTGTATAAAACAAAATCTGGAGTTTCTACTTCTGGCATTTCTAATCCTTGAGCCTGATACTGCTCCATGACTTTTTCAAATTCTTCTTTAGCAAATTCATCTTCTATTTCTTCTTCATCAACAAATTCAATTTCATCTCTAGTATCTTCTAAAGCATCTTTCTCAGCTTTGGATAAATTTTTATAAGTTTCAAATTCTACTTTTTCACTTTCGTCATAATAAACTTTTAAGAAACCATTTTTTTCAATTAGAGCATCTTTGAAAAAATTATAAAGTAATTGGAAACCATTATTGTCTTTGTAGAAGACATGATTTAAATATGCAGTTGCTTGTTCGGCAAGAGGAACATCTTCGCCAGTAACAGGTTCACAACGAACTACTTTTTCACTAGCTGTAAATACTCTTAAAAGATTTGGTAAGATACTTTCTACTGTATCAGCAACATCAGTTGATACGACTTGAGATCGACCATCAATTTCAGTTCCTAATTTATCTCCTAAATAATATTCTAAAGATTTTCTTCTGGATTGAGAAAGCTGTCCACCTAAATACCCTAAAGCATTTTCAATTTGGTTTGATAATAAACTTCGTAATTTAGGATCTGATAATTCGATTATTTTTTTTGCCATATTAAACTATATAATTTGTATCAACATAAATTTCTTTTTTCCAGTCCGATCTTCTTCCACCAATAAAAGTACATCCATACCTAAACGCATCGGCTGGGTGACTGGCAAAATTGTGGATGGGTCTATTTTTAAAACATTGATTTTTATCATCCCATTTTTTTTGATATGCTTTCAATGCTTCTACTCCTTGATATGTTTTTTCTTTATCAAAATAACAATTTGGTAAAGCTTTTCTTACTGATTCAATCCCATCCTCAATAGAAAGTTTAGGAGCTATATCAAAAGATATACCTAATTCTAAAGCTGATTCAAGCCTTGATTTACCAAATGCTCCTAATTCTCTAACTTTTATATCATGTGGAGCAATATGTCTATCATATTTATAAGGTTTGCTTTCCAAGATGTCAGCATAGTAATCTAATCCTTCTCCAGAACTTTCCTCATAATCAATGACTCTAATCTCATCGTTATGTTTTTGCACAAACCAAATAGCTGTAGAATCTTTAAGACCCAAATCCCACCATGTTTCTACCTCTAAATTTTCATCATAAGGTACACTGGTAATTCTACCTTTATTTTCTAAATCTTCAATAATCGCACCATAGTATGATCCAGTAATTGCAGCTTGAAAAGAACATTCAAATTCCTGATCATACAAATCTTCTGACATCATATCTCTTGCTGACTGTAATTCTTCTTTGTCTAATATTTTAGTTTCACTAGCTTTAAAAACCCCAGTCCACCAATTCTTTTGTTCTTTGGCCTCTTTGTGTAATTTATAAAAATAATTTTGTCCTTTAGGTGTACCAATAAAAATACACCATCCTTTTCGGTCAGCCAAAGCAGGTCTGATGATTTCAGGAAATATAGTTGGAGAAATATTTTGTGTTTCATCCATCACACATCCATCTAAAAAAATTCCTCTCAAGGCTTGATCGTTCTCAGCCCCAAGAATAGTTATTCTTGCACCATTAGGAAAGTCGCATCTAAGTTCTGATTCGTTAAATTTAACAAAAGGAATATTTTTAGCAAAGGTTTTAATGTAATCCCAAGCAGTAGATTTACCTTGTTTAAAGGTTGGACTAATAAAAGCATATCTTGGATTAGGTTTGGGGTTGGTCAAAGCATCTCTGATCATGTGATTAATACACATTACAGTCTTGCCAGACCTACGATGTGCAACAATAACATTAAATCGGCTCTTAATGATTTGATTGTGCAAAAATTTTTGGAGTTTTCTAGGTGAGTATGGAATTACAATTTCGGTCATTTTAAAACAAAACCCCCCACTTAGTGAATAGTCTTTGATAAATTATAATAATCTGTATTAATACCAAGTTCTTCTACCATATATTCACTAAAATCTTTAGCTTCATAGTAATCTTGAAATCCTTCAAAATGAATACTAACAGAATTACTAGATTCTGAAATAATCACAATAGCATTTATTCTGTTTTTATATTGATCTGACATTGGGGTCTCCTT